CCTCTACTTGTTGGAAGGCTTGTAATTTGGCTTGTAAACTTGCTCCAAGTCTGTTCTCTTTTTTCTTGGCTTTTAAATTTTTTAATAAATAATTGAACTCTTCTTTACTTTCTATCATTTTTTTATTTTTTATTGTTATAATACATTAAAAGAGGTTAAAGAGTGGCTAACTGACGAGCTTAATGGGTATTTCAAGGTTTAATACTCTAAACTCTTTTTTTGTTAAAATAAATCAATTAATGTTTGAATATCTTTTTTTTCTTTTAATTCTTTTCTTAGGTAATCTTCAAGGGCTAATTCTTTACATTTTTGAATTATTAAAAAACTTTTTTCATTATTAATTTCTTGAATTGCTATTTTAATTTCTTTGTGATGATCTTTGTTTTTTGCTTTTTTTTCTGAGTATTCTTTTTTTAGTATTTCAATGGCATCTTTTTTTACTGAATTTTTATAATCAATGTCAGATGGCATCAATCCTAATTTATCAAAAACATCATAAACATATATTCTACTTTCGTCTACTTTTCTATAATTAAAAAAATACTCCAATTGCTTAGTTACACCTTGAATCATTAAATCTCTTTTCTCTTTCTCGTTCATTAAATCTCTCTTTGGTTTATTTAATCTATATGTTCTTAATTTTTCATTTTTGTGCTTTTGATACAGTTTCATAACCTTTGAGAATACTAGGACATTTATTTGCTGAAACAAATCCATTTCTAAAGAACCATTTAAAACCATTTTAAAAGCTTGTTGTATTTCTTCAAAGGTAAATCTACCACATTCTTCTGAAATGTACTGAATCAATCTCTTATGTTGTTCTGGGTCGCTTTTTGAACTTACACCTAAATCCAATAATAAATCATTTACAATTTTATAAGAAATAGTAAGTCTTTCAGTAACTTCATAATCTCTTATTTTTTTATTTTCCTCCAAAATAGCTAAAAGAGGCTTCTTATAGGTGGTTATATTACTCATAATCCTAAACTTTGTTTTAATTTATCAGTTGCAGAAAGTTCATTTTTAGAAACTTGTTGCTTGTAATTATCCCAAAATAAACCTTGATATTGGTTTGAGATTGAAGATGATACCACAAATTTACACTTTTCTAAACTTTCTTTCTCAAATTTATCAGCCAACCTTATTAAAGTTGATTTTGCTTTTATAGGTCTTTTTATTTCTTTTCTGTAATTTAACCATTGGTCAAAAACTTCTTTCTTAGAAATATCTGAAAAAGTAAATTGTAATTCTAACTTATTTTGAATAGGTTTCTTAATTTCCTTAATATTAAGACTTTCATACTCCTTAACAACTTCTTTTGCTAAAAGATACATTTTTTTTGTTATTTCTGGTTTCATTTTACGTAGTTTTTATTAATTCAGAGTTTATTACTGATGTAAGTATGAAAGGAAACCTTAAATCTTAATCAATAATCAAAAAAAGAAAAAAATTCTTTTTGTTTTAGCTCTTTACCTATCACTTCTGCAAGTGTGCTTTCCCTTTCGGTTTACATCATATACGAGTTCCTCTCTGCTAGGATTCCTCATTTCGCAAGGTCAGTTTACTGTATTTAGTGATACTTTGTTTTAGTGCGTACTAATTGAACTGTTTTCACTAATGTTGTTTGAGTTTTGGTTAAACCTTTAAAAACACCCTTTTGAGATAGGGCATAAAAAAAACCCTTGGGAGGTGCAACTGTCCTTGGGTTTCCTTTTTATTACGTATAAGTCAAATACGTTATGTTTTATAAGATTCCTATTTAGTTGCACCTAAATCTCTGTTGCAAATATATTAATTTATTTCATTTATTGAAAAACTTTAACATTAATTTTTAATAAAAATTCCATTTTCCATTTTTCCCGACCTTTGCTCAATGATATTTAAAGCTGTTTCAAGGCAATTTAAAGCATCTAAATTTTGCATCTTGCATTGGATAAGGATAGTTACTAATACATCTCCAATTGCATCAGTAACTTCCTCTGATGTATCACAAATAACTCCTTTTGAGTTTTTAAAATACTCTAAATCGTTGCATTGAGCAAAAAGTGATTCTCTCAACTCTGCAACCTCTTCTTCTGTTTTTGATTGTTGGGCAAGTGGTGTACCTTTCTCCAGGATTCCTTTATCATCTGCCCATTGCACTACTCTTTCGTTTAATTGTTTAAATCTATTCATAATTAAAATGGTGTTTTACGTTTCTTGATTCTGTACATTTCTTGCATTTCAGCAATTAACATTGGGTAGCTTTTAATATACCCCATATCAATAGCGAAACTTAACTTAGTTTGTATTTCGGATAACTCCTTTAATTCTTCTTGTGTCGCACTTTGACGTAAGTTTTTACCTTTCTTATCAAAAACTATCCAGTTCATAGCAGTTGCAATTTCTGAAAAGTTATATCCTTTTAACTTGACTCCACTTTGAGAAAGTAGTTTGTAGTTATCTCCTGCTGAATGTCTATTCTTAATTAACTCATCATAAACAAACTTAATAACTTGTACTTTAAATTTAGGATTTATCCACATAGCAAAATCAATAAATAAATAAGGGTGCATCCAAGTTCCACCATTTTTACCTCTTGTAGATTTGTGGGTTTCTAAATACCGAGAATCATCGGTATTAATAATTTCCTCAGTTAAAGCATCTATAAACTCAATAGTGGACTTTAATTTTAAAAAATCATCTATACGTTTACCTTTTCTACCTTCCAAACCTTTAGATTTATTCCATTGATCCAATAAAGAAGTAGCATTAAACATACTATCCTTAGTTCTTTGATTAACTTTTAAACCACCCATTGAGCGATTCATAATTACATTTGTTTTCATAGTTTTAATGCTTAATTAAGTAAGTGTTACCAATTTTCTCATAAGTTACTCTATCTTCTCTTATGGCTTTGTAAACTGCTCCAACAGTAACACCTATAAGGTCTGCATACTGTTTAACAGTTGATGTTTTTTGTTTTATTTTTCTCATATTACAAATTTAGTATAAATTATTGTATTATCAAGGTAAAATTTTTTATACTTTAGTTTTTTTATTGTTCATAACTAAAAAAGCCTCTAATCTTGGTTTTAATCTTTCAAGAGTTTCATAATCTAAATTTGATATTTTATTAATCAATTCATCATTTTTAAGATTATACAATTGTTTTGACTGCTTGTTTATTACGTTACGATATTTTTCAACCATTTTAATAAATGTAATCTTGTAGTAATGTTTTACATCATTTATTGTTTTAAACTTATCCTCAGCTTTACTACTAGATTTTTCTTTGTAAATAGTAAGTGCTAAGGCTTTATAAAGTTCATAATAATCTATAAACCAATTTTGATGTTTCCATTGCTCAAAACTTTTTAAACCGTGTAAAACCGTTGCGTGGTCAAACTTACTGTTATGGTTTAACTGAAAACCAATTTCAGCCAATGAGTAATTTGTAAAATCTTTACATAACTTATAATAAATCATTCTGTAGTAAGGTAGTGGTCTTTTTCTTGATTTTTTAGAGAAATCGACTGTTAATTTTGACTCCATTAATTTTTTAATATAAATTGGTGTAATTTGAAAAATTGTGTTGCTTTCATTTTTCATTTTATTTAGGGTTAATTCTACATCTGTTTCTTTCATTTTTTTAGTTTTAAATATGTTTTTTCAAGCCTAATATAATAAGGCATAAATAGTTTTTTTCCTTTGTTGCTTTTCAAAAATTTAATGTGAGATTTAATAAATTTTTCTAAGTTTAGTATTTTTTCACAAGTAGAAAGTTGTATTTCTTGGTCATTGAAATTGTAGTTATTAAAAAACTCCTCAATTTTACTTAGTGGTGTCATTTCTATCTAATTCATTTAACCATTCAAATATTAAGCTTTCTACAAGAGCGTTTTTATCCATTTCAAACTCATTGCATTTTTTTTCTAATTCTACCTTGATAACTCTACGTACTGAAAGGTTTAATACTACTTTCTTATCTAAAATGTTTTTCTTGTTGTTTGGCATCTTTTAATTCTTTTAATTTTTGTTTATAGTATTCTCTTATTTCTTCAAGAGCGAAACGATCCCATTTATGATTAAGTTTTTTATCTAGTAACGCCTTGCTATCGATTAAATCAACAAAACCTTTAGAGTACCTATTTATCAACCCCACTCTAAAACCTGATTCATTGCCATCCATAAATAAATTACATTTAGGGCAACCACCAAAAATATTATTTTCATCAAAACGTAAACTACTGTATAATTCGCTTTTATAAAAATGACAAGCGTGAAATTCATTGTGCCAAGGTTCATCGCAAGAAATACAGTTTTTGCCTTTATCCCTCAATCTAATATATTCGTGACAAATATTTCTAACATTAATAAGTAGATAAGATAAAGACTTATTGCTTTTGCTTTCTTCTTTTGCTTTTTCAAGTTCAATTCTTGGTCTTTGAACTTTTAAAATAGCCTTACTGAGAACTTCCTTTCCTTTATCAGTACTATACAACCATTTTCCATAACAATGGGTGCAAAGCCCAAATTTACGCATTTGAGCAACAACCATTTTACCACAACCATTAAAACCAAATGCTTTATTCTGCGCTTTACACTCCTTGTATTTTTTCATTGCTATTCGTTTAATTCTTTGATTGCCATCTTAACTCTATCTGTTAAAAACTCTTTATCTTCTTGAGGTACGTTAAAAGTAAAAACATTAAAATCTTTATATTCACAATCGTTTGGCAAATACGGTATACTCAATGGTTTTTTTTGAAATTCTATGTAAGCGTTAATTTCGTGAGAAATCCACTCTATCTGAAACAACTCTAAATCTAGTGGTAAATCTTCTTCTTGAATATTAACAACAAATTCTTTTATCAATTTTAATTCACTTAAATAAGGAATATAAAACAATAATTCTGCTTTGTCAACGCCTGTTAAAATTGCATTACTTACTAATTGCCAATAGTAATCAGGATGATTAGATTTAAAGCACTCTAAACCTTTTTCTGAACTTTCTATTAAGTCACAAAATTTAATTAAACTAGAAGGTGATTTAATATCACCAACAACTAAATCTTTACGTCTGAAAGTATCAGGGATACCAGTCCATTGATTAAATTCTGTATGAGTTAATCTACCGACATTATTCATATCACTAAAAGAAGTGTTTAGTTTTTTAGCAAAAATATACAACTCACAAACTATACCCCAAATTAAAGGTCTTGTAAAGACTTTGCTATTTATACTTCTTTTAAGTTTTTTTTCTCTTCTTTTTTCCTTTACATAAGTGTTAAAACTTGCACCTACATTTTCAATACTTGCAGTACCTCTACCTTTGCTACATAATTTATAGATTGATGAACTACTAAAATTTCCATTTCTTGTTTTATTTTCTGACATTTTTTTACTGTTTTGGTAAGTGATTATTTAATAGTGAAATACATTTATCATAAGAAGTAGTTTCTTTAATTTCTAAAATGTACTCAATATTCATTCTTTCATCTTCTGCAATTGTCAAACCTTCAACCTCTAATAAAAGACTTATTTCATCTTCTTTTTCTTGGTTGGTTTTCTTTTTAGCATCCATACTTGCAGGTAAAGTATCTCTACGGTTTAAGTCTGATCCAAATAATTTTCCAAACATATCACAAGCATCTTTTATAGCCAATGTTTTCGCTAATGGAAAAGCCATTGATAAAGCACCGTTATTTATATTTGCTAAATCACTTGGAGAACTTCCTTTTTTAACTTGTAAATGTATTGCACCAATACCATCGTGATAATCCCATTCATTGCTTACAGGGTTTAAATAGTGTACTCTAACACAAACATAAACACCGTTAAAACTTGTTCCTTCTCTTAATATTTCAATACGGTATTTTTTAAATATTTTACGCATTAAATATTCAACTTTATCAATAGGAACGTATTTATGACCTCTAACAAATGGATGCTCTTTTACCCATTTAGCAGGTGGTTCTTGGTTCAGTAAAAAATTTAGTTCATCGCTTTTTTCGTAAAGTGCAACATCGTTTACTAAATCTTTTAATACTGGTAAGTTTTTTTTATCACTCATAATTTGTAGATTTAATAAAGGTTATTGTATTTTGTTTTTAAATAATTTCTTTGCTCTTCTGTTATTTCCGTGTATTTTAATAGATTTTTTAATCTATATTCATTGATAAATTCTTTTGCTTTTTCAACTGCTAAATTTGAGTATTTTTTTTCATTTTCAACAATTGACAAACATTCAAGATACTTATATTTTGGTGTTATTGTTTTCATTTTTTAGTGATTATTTCTAATTCAGTTTTAAACTTATCTAGTTCTTTGTAAAATTCATATTCAGAAATATAAGAATATCCATCTTTAACATCTCTATTTAATGAATCTCTTAGATCATAAACATCATTGAAGTTATCATTTATTTCACATTCTTTTGCTAAATAAACTCTTGTATGAGTTAGTTTTTCCTCGTCATACATACACACTTCAACTCCGAATTTTGTAGTTTTTAAATAGTGTTTCATAATTTTTAAATTTTGTATTTTTTTATCATTTCACTTCTTAAAACCCAATTATCATTTACTTTTAAAAGAAGATAATCTTTATTTATTTTTCTTTTTTGCTCTTTGTCAGCAGTATTATCTATTAGTTGAGCCATTTTTTGTAATACTTTTTTAGTTGTTTTCATTTCTTTTCTCTTAATAAAACGTTATCAATAAATAGCATAAAACCCACAATTAAACCAACCCACCCAAAAGGTATTGAACAAATTAATAACAATATTTTTCTTTTCAATTTGTAATGTATAATTACTGACCATAAAATAACTGTTCCAATAACCGATAATACTAATAAAGCTGTTTCTATTTTCATAATTATTTTATTTTTTCTACTATTCTAAATTTAATACTTCTTTTTTGCTCAATGGATAGGTTTTTACGTTCTTTTTTACAATATTCAATTGCATCTTTGATTGAGTTTTTTTCATCTCTTAAAACCTCAATTCCATCAACTTCTTTTATTACTATACTTTTTTTTATGTTCATTTTAAACTATTTTTTTTAAAATTTCGTTAATCATTTTTTTACGAATTTCATTGCCAACTTTTTGAGTAAAGTATTTGTCTATTTTTTCCATATCTTTTTTAATATCTTCTAAAAAAGGTTTTTCTGGATTCATTTCTACTTCCTCGTGTGCCGAGTATCTTCCTGTACTTTTCATTTTATTGTAGTTTTAGTTTAATTTTTAGAACCCTTGCAAAATCTGATTTTTACACCTTATCTACATAAGATTAACAAGGGTTATTTTTACGTTATATTCAATGAAAAAGTTTTATTAGTATGTAACACTACCCTTTCAATTTTACAGATATATAACACTTGCTTATCAACTTTACCATAATTGATTTTAATAGTAAGTATCACTCCTTTTACTATTATTAAGCGTAATTTCTATTTTTTTTACATTTGATTTTCTAAATAATACATAAAAATATTATTTAACTGGATTCTTAATTGTTTTTTTTTGGCTTTTGCTAATTTTATAAAGTCTTTTTTATCTGTGATTTCATCACTTGAAAACTCTATGATATTATTAATTAAGCCAATTCTATCATCATAAGCCATTGAAAAAGTTAATTGCTCTAAAATTTCTTTTGTTTCTGTGGTCATTTTTTTATTTTTTACAGGTTAAATTTTGGGTCTGGAATAAATAAATGATAATCTTGATTATTTGTGCCTTCTTCATCTAAATTAAAACAAAGCATAAAATTATAACCAGTATGTAGCATATCATCTTTTTTAGCCTTATTTAAAAGACTTAAAAACTTTTTAGGTAATTTATTTTCTTCGTTTAAATCACTTAATGTAAAAGCATTGTATTCTGGGAATACATTTATTAAATCATCTATTTTTAATGCGTAAATTTTCATTTTTTTATTTTTTTACAAAGGTTATTTTTTTACTGTTTTCGGTTAATATTTTATAGCCATTGGCAAGAAAATACTTTTTTCGTTCTTTTGCTCTTTCAATAGAATTGTAGTTTTTTCCAATTAATACTATTTCAGGAGCAGTTTTTGATTTTTTCATTTTTTTGTAGTTTTTTAGAATTGTAAATTTAGTTTTTTATACTTGTAATTTTGTTAATAAAGTGTTAAAGTTTATTTTTTATAATTAATTATTTCTTTAAAATTTAAAGGGAAGTAAGTTTTTAAATTTGGTTCTCTGAATACTTTTTGTGCCTTAATTTTGTCATTGATAAATTTATTTTCTTTTATAACCTCATCAAGAGATTTGTTTTTTAAAATTTCAAGTGCTAATTTGTAAGGTAATTTCTGCAAACCATTTATAAATATTCTTAAATAGTTGTATGTTTTTTGTTTTTGGTTATGATTTAAATTACTAAAGTATTTTAAATTACATTGGTTCATTGCTTTTTTAGTGATCATTTTTTTACGTTTTGCTTTGAACTTCATTTTTTTTTAAAGATTTAGTTTTTTACAGTTATGAATACCAAGTAAAAAATGATTCATTTTATCATAGTTTAGAAATGGAGAAATACAACTATCATTTTTTGTGAGTACAAATTTTGGTTTTTTACGTTTATCTTGCTCAAACCAAACTTTTATTTTTACGTTCAAATCAAAATATCTATTTAGGTTTTTTTCAAAATTTTGCAAAGCTGTTAATTCTGGATTGATATCTTTTTTCATTTTATTTTTTTTAATAGTTGGTTACTTAAATATTGAGTACTTGTATATTCGCAATGTTCAGAAACTTCTTTAATTATAGAGTCAATATGAATTTTTATTGCTTTTGATAATTCTTTTGAGTTTTTTTCTTTGTTTCTATTGATTATATTTTCTATTGTGCTGTACATTTTATATAATTTTTAAAGGTTATTGTAGTTTTTTATATATAATTTTTTAAGAAAATTGTATCTAATCTATTATTTTGTACCAAGAAATTCTTTTTCTTCCATCAATTAAAATTTGCCCTTGATGTTTTATCATTGGCGTAATTCCAAAATGTACATTATTATCACCTGAACATTTTACATTGAATTTTTTACCTATTTTTTTAAGGTATTTATTTAATGCGTCTTTGTTATTTTTAGCCTCAATTAAAGGGTTTTCTTCCATTAACGATATATTACCATTACCGCTAAAATCGTCTATTCTGAAAAGTCTTAAATTTGTATTCATTTTTTTATTTTTTTAATGTTCTTTATTTTTTTTTAAATGTTCCTTAATGATTTTTTATAACTGAAAACCAATACTTTAAAATGTTTTCTTAATGTTCGTTAAATTAATAATATGTTTTTTGATTAAAAAAAGCATTTACTATTTTACCTCCAAAAATTGATGCCCAAGTTTCAGATTTTAAAATATTTTCTATTCCATTGCTTTTTATTTGTGTTTTTTGAATTTTATAAGAAAACTCAAAACTATGTACTAAATTTTTTACAACAATTTCATTATCGTAAACAAACTGTATTTTATCATTTTTTACCTTTACAAATAAAGGCGTGAAATACATTTTATTATTTTCTTTATCATATTTAGTAATTAAGTCAATTTTTATAAAATCTTCTAAATTTTCAATAGTTCCGCCTGAAACAAATAAACTATTTATTTGTATTTTTTTTAAGTTTGGTTTTTTGTAAATTCGTTCTAACATTTTTTATTTTTTAAGAGTTATATTTTAAATTATATTTTGCCAATTCATTAATTTCTGTTAATTTACTTGAAAATTTTGTATTTTTTAAGTCATTGTTAAAATCGTAAACTTCATTAGACCAATAACCAAAATTTTTTATTAATTCAGTTAGTTTTTTTACAACTTGTTTTTTAGTTTTCATTTTGTAGTTTTTTAATGTTAATCAAATTTAGTTTTTTATATCTTAAAAACCGTTAATAAAATGTTAAAGTGTAAATTGTTGTAAATTTTTTTATGTAGTGAAAACATTAGTTTATTTTACGTTTACTATTTAATTGATATAAAGTATCAGAATTAAATTTTAATTGGCTTAAAGTGTTGAATTTATACGTTTTTTGCCCGTTGAAAGTATCAATATCAAAACAGAATTTTTTATCTGAATTAATATAGTAATTTACTTTTTTAGTTTTTATTAATTTCATTTTTTACGTTTTAAGAGTGAATTATTTATTTTTTATAGTTTACTATTCAATTAGTAAGTTTCTTTTTTTAATGAGTTCTTTTATTTCTTTTAAGCTTAATTCTTTATCAATAACAAGGTGCAAATAAATTTTTGTAAACTTGTTTTTTAATTCCTTAATTTGAGGCGAAAATCTACAAAAGTTTTCGTTTTTTGTCTTTGCAATTAGCTCAATACATTGCCATTGAAATTTATAAGCCTTTGCAGTTAACAAACGTTTATTTTTATCTTTGATTAGATCACTATAATTTTTACGCATAACTTATTTTTTAGATTAATTTGTAATTTTTGCCACTTGAAAAAATCCGATTTTTACACTATTCTATAATAGTTATTCAAGGGTTAAAATATTAGTTTTTTTTACTTGAGTTTACATTTTAAATAAAGTATTTTATACTCAAAATCTAATATTTTAAACAGTTTTAAAACTTGTTTAGGTTTGTTTTTTAGTTTTCTATATCCTGGTACTTGTTGTAATGCGTATGCAGTTGTAAAAATTTGTTTAAATATTTTGCAGTCGTTTTGCTTTGCGGTTGATTTTCTGTAATTTTAATTACTGGATGATTTCCGCCGTTGAAATTTGTAATAGTACATACAATAGTGTCATAGCTTTGAAATACTATTTTGTTTTCTGTTTCAATACTCAATTGATTTGCTGCTAAAATTGTAACTGGTTTCATATCTTTAATTTTAAAAGTTTAAAAAACGGTTTTAAAGGTTAACTGTAAACCTATTTTTTTATCTGTTTTCGTACTCTTCAAAGTTTAACCCTATGCACTGACAAAGAAATTCCTCTTCAAACCAAAAAAGATCGTTTATAGTTGTTTCTGTTGCTCCATCAGGATAAAAATCATTTAAACTATTTTCTAGTTCTTTAAGTTCGCTGTAAGTAAAGCTATGATCTTTTGCACCGCTCCAAAATTGAAAGTTTGTTAAATTTAATTCTTTTGTAATTTTCATAATTTCTAATATTTAAAGGTTTGTTTTATTGTTTGTTTTATCTGATTATTGCACTGTTATAATTTACTGCTTTTGTACTGCATCCCCTTGAAGATACGCAAGAAGATAAAATAATAGTTAATAGTACAATAGCGATTAATGTTTTTAAATTTTTCATTTTGTTTGTTTTAAATGTTAGTACTTAATTACATTACAAATATACAACACAATAACATTTAAAACTGTTAAAGAAATGTTAAAGTGTATAAAATAATCTGTTTAAATCTAAACAATAAAGTACTAAATAAAACAAGGATAAATTTATAATGTTTAAATCTAAACAATTTTATGTAATTTTACACAATCAAAAAACGTTTCTCCGCCAATGAAATAAAAGGATCATAAGAAAAAACCTAATAAAGCAAACAGAAATAAAAAAAACATCAAAAGCAAAATAAAAGCTTTTAAGCCATTGAAATAATAAATTCAATAGAATAACACTAACAAGAAACAAAACAAAATACAACCAATAAAACAAAGTGAATATTTAATAAATCATATCTACCTGGAGGTAAAGAAACGAAAAACCTAAAGTTTGACCATTGAAATAATTTAAAAAACTATTATAACAGAATACATAAAGAACAAAGCAAAACAAAACCTTTAATGTAAATAAAAAAAAAGAATCTTTAATATATAGAACTATGAATAAAAATAGTAAAAAAACACAATCACAAACAAAAACAAAACAACTTTCAAAAAATACGGGGGTTGCTTCTGGCGAGGATTTAAGCGATAAACATAAGTTGATAATAGATGAGTACTACAATAACGGATATAATAAAAGTCGTGCAGTCTTGGAGTTTAGTCCTAATATCAAGAGCCAAAGCGCAGCCGTTCACGTGTTTAACGCAATTGCAAGTACTACCAAGGCTAAAAAATACATTCAGTCAGTACAGGCGAGGCTAAGAAGCCATAACCACATACAGAGGGAGCAAGTCTTATCTGAGTTTAGTCAGTGGGCGTTCACTGATGCAAGTCAGTTCACAGGGTTAACGCCTGAGGAAATAAAGGAACTTCCCGCAGGGGTAAGGCGTGCAATACAATCTTATAAGGTAACAGAGCGAACAGAAACAGACAGAAAAGGTCAAGAAATCACAGTCAAAACCATTGATTTAAAGCTCGTTAACAAATTAGATGCACTAAAAGAAGCAGGTAAGATCATCGGAGCATATGAAATAGATAACAACCAAAAACGAGGCATAACAGACCTAA